AAATGTAAATATCCCGATTCTAAGATGCGCTTGCTCCCCAGCTATCCCCGCCGATTGAAACTCGAAAGCTTCGGGGGTATGCCATTTAACTGTAGAGTTTAAGGTATCGTTATTCCTAAGAACCTCTTCGATATTAGCTATCAAATCATAAATCTCTTCTCTTGCATTGTCTTTGGCGACATCGGTTATTTGCGACATCCAAATAGCTGCAGAAATATGAACTTTTAATTCTACCTTCCTTCCCCCACTAGCTTGGGTTTTCGCTATCGTTGTAAGTTCTGCATCTCCCCTCTCTGTCGTTATGGCTATGAAAGGGTAGAGGGTATTTTGAACAGGGGTATCAGTGATATCGATTGCAAAAACTTTTTTTACACGGTTAGTTAGGTTCGAAGAAAGATCATAAGAGGCTGCGGTATCATTGGCTGTGTCTAGGATTGATTTAACTTGCGTTTGAATTGCATTTATATCTAAAACCATGACTTACCTCTCGATAAACTTTAGGGTCTCTGCTTCAATCTTTTTTAGGGCTGGGTCTGATAGCCACATAAATTGCCTTTGGGGTAACTTTGCCCCCCCCTCATCGTGAGCGAATGCATAGGGAAAACCCTTTTTTGTTTTGGCCCGGTTAAACCAAAGTAGGCCGCCACTTACTTTTCTCACATTTGTCGGGGTAAATCTTTGACGCAACCCCCCACTGAATTGGAGGATCTTATTATCGCTTCTCCCGGCCTTTTTCATTTTCTTGGTATATGACGGAGACCACCGTTTCCACTTACCTTTTCTCCCTGACTCCTTACCAAAATGATCCATCACATCGGCAAATACAATGGCTGACAGCGCTACAACATAGTCATTAGATTTTGTTTCCACGCCCTTAACATTCTTGATAATATCAGTGAAAAACTTATTGGCTTCCTTCCCTTCAAACTTGATCTCTATTCCTTCAGCCATGACTAAGATCTCCCGCTTGTAATGTCGGTTTTTTTGTCTTTGTCAATCTTCCAATTAAGGGGACTATCCTCATCGAATGTGGAATGATATCCGCTAGTATTTGATTTTACATAGATTTTTGAGGAACGTTCGGAAATGAGATCGCCGCTATCATCAACCAAATCAGCAAGGCCGTCATGGATTTTCATGATATTTTCCATGGCTCTTTCAATCAATCTATCGGCCCTAGATTGTGATTCTGTCCCCCCTCGACTCATTTGATCATGCAAGTATCCCTGAGACAAAACCTCAGTTAGGGAAGTTATTTCCGGGGGCACGGCAGTAGCGGTTGCTAGCCAATCAGAGACATCATACCTTTTTGCCATGTGTTTGTTTATTTCGTTTTCGGCCCAAGTAATGCATTTTGTTGCCATAGATGTCGTTGCGGTATTGAATGTTATATCTGGCATGACGGTTTCTAATGACGTAGTTGTTGCATACGTGCCCATAACTTACTCCAAGATTAACTAATTGCTCGGCGTTTCTTTTTCTTTGGTTGCTCTAACCTTCCAGGTCTAACGAATGAGGTTGCCACGTTTCCATTGGATAAGGTTGTATGTTTTTGCACCTTTGGTTTTCCCCTCGAATCGAATACCTGAACTAGCTCTTCACTTACTATAGTAACCTCTTTTTCTTTCTTTGACTCTTGGTAAGCCTCAGCCTCTTGTTTTCTTGCTTCATGTGCTGGGTTTAAGGGGGCATCGTCTTCTTGCTTTGTATTTCTTCTTCTCTTAGAATCCGACATTTAAAACTCCTAAAAAATAAGGGTAGTTAAAACAACTACCCCTATATATAGCATACTTTGCTGATTGTCCAACTATGTAATATCTCGGATCAAATACCCGGTCAATGATGCGATGACCCTAGCATCAAAGTGTTTTTGAACTTCGATTGCTTCGGATTCTCGCTCTTCAACTCTCCAGCGCTTAACGGTAGGCTTAGATCTCATGAAGATGTAACCTGCAGAAGGAAGCTTAGGAGAAGCCCTAGGTGGCTTGTATCCAACGAATGCATTGTTTCCCCAGATAGATGCCAAGGTTGAGGTTAGTCCTTCAGCCGAGGTATCATAAATGGATATTGGAACGTGTATTTCTGGAAGATCGAAAAGTCCTTTCATAATATCAGGCGTCATTTCCTTTGACGTGTACTTGGTTCGGTCAAGTAGTGACAAGTGATTCTTTGCAGCCACAAACCCATTTCTTGGTATGATCCCATAAGTGGGCTTATAACCAGAGTTTTGGATGATAGTGGTAGCAGCCGTATCCATTAGGGGGATAGGGTTTGAAACAGTTGTGTTTGCTGACCATGCGCTGCCCGCCGCCAAAGAAACTCCCAAACTCCAGTTAGTTGAAGTAAAGAGATCGGCGACAGATTTTTCAAGTCTTTGATCAATCTTGTCAGTTAGCTCTTCAGTGGCATCCGCTCGCAAGGAACCAATATCGTAGTTAGTAGCATCATCGTCAGAAACGTAGTCTTTAAGGGCATGTCGCTCTAACAGATAAGAAGCGGTACTAACTTCAAATTGGTGCTCTCTAGCCAAACCTCGGTTAGCCCTTTTGGTGTAAGGGATTCGAAAGTTGGGGGTAAAGATGCGATAAAGATCACTATCCTTCATGACGTTGACGATAGGGAATACCAAACTAGCGATAAATTCCGTATTACGGTATTTTACCGAGATGTTTGATAAGAGACTATCGACATGTAAATTACTTTGTTTAGGCATATCACTAAACCTCCCTTATTAAGCCGATGCTCTTTCTTCACCAGGCATGATTAATACTTCTGCAATCGTCCCTGTTGCGGCTACTGTAGGCCCAACCAAAACACCAATGTAACTTGCTGTCAAGGTTGCTGAAGTTGTTGTATTTGGCGAGGTAAATGGCGTCCCTCTTCCACTTGAATCAACGGCTACTCTTTGGCCAGAGGTACAAGTATCGTTGAAAAATAATTTAGCGGTACCGTTTATTTGAACGGGTATTGATGAGGTTGTATCTGAAACGTCATCAATGGTTATGCCAAAAGGTAAATTGGTTGCTGCTTCTGGGTATTGCACTGTGTTAGCGGTACCGGAAACTGCAGCCACAGCCCTTTGACTTGTTAGTGTGGTTGACACTGAAAAACTAGCTACTCCATATCCCGACATAGTTTAAACCCCTTTCTTTGCTGAAGAAAATTCGCGGTATGCCTTGCTGTATCCACCTGGAACATCAAGATCAATGTTATGATCTTTGGCAAAGGCTATTAATTTATCTTCTGTGCTATCCTTTCCCCCGGTGTCGTCAGTGTTAGCCCCGAAGTTTATTTTGCTAAACTCCTTAGAAAGTACCATGATCTCTTTAAAGATAGAGAACTTGTCATACTTCTTTTCGCCAATCGAAAACTCATCCTTTTCAGAAAAAGCTTCCTTAATTAGCGGGGTCATGGCTTTAGAAATTAGGTCTTCAGCGAGAAGTTCAGATGCAAATTGAGAAACTTTTGCTTCCTTTTCTCTTAGCTGACCGGCAAGAATTGCTTTAGCAGCTTCCTTCCCAGCTTCCTCCAAAGAGGTAACCTGTCCTTCTAAGGCGTTAAATTTGTCTTGGTTTTTCGATAGTTCAGCCTTCAATTTCGCATTCTCTTTAGCTGCGAGATCTAGCTGATTATCGAGATCTTCGTTTTTGTTTGGCATCGAAGGCTCCTCCGTGAATTCAAATTCCTTTACAATTGTATCTAATTTTACATCTTTTGCAAAATCGACAGATTCAAAACCCCCATCGGCTGAATACCAAGCTAAAATATCATCGAGATTCATGACTCCGGGAGTATTTGCTCCAAGCAGTGCGACGGCCCCCAGCATTTTGGGGAAAACTTGCCCTAAGATAGTTATGTTGCTAAAAACTTCAGCTGATACTTTTCGGTATGCCTTTGCATCAACTAGCTCTTTTATCTTTTTTGGCATATCAATGAAGTCAGCGACAAGTTTAGAACCTTCTTTTCTCAGATTGGCTATCCAACCGGCTGCAGGTAGTCCGTCGTTTTGAATTAGCTTTTGCTCTTTGTCATGCCCTAATTTAAGGTGGGGCCTAACCTTAGCTGAGGTTTTATTAAAGGCATCTACCATATTGTCTAGGTCGGCGTCAGTTATCGTGTGGCCGTTCCAAACCCCAGAAGCAAAAATTTCTACATTATTAATTCTAGGCATTTACATTTCCTCCTAAAGTTTCTGTCACTCTGACCGATAAGTGTTTTGACGGTTTTGAAGTAGCCGTCAGCATTTCCTCAAGATGCAACCCACCTGGCTATGTGGGCACCAACTGGCCACCAATATCTAATATTATACATTAATCAATAGGGGTTTAAGGAATGAAAATTTTAGTGACTGGTTCCAGTGGTTTTATAGGCTCTCACGTTTGTGAATCCCTTCATGCTGCAGGGCATGACATCATTGGTTTAGATATACAGAGAATAATTAGGCCAATAGGTTCTCCGTCAGCGCTAAACATTATGAGCATAACAGACTCCTTAGCCACTAAAGATCTTTTTGATAGAGAGAAATTTGACGCTGTTATCCATCTAGCCGCTAAGACCGGAGTACCTGGAGGGGAACTTGACCCAAAAGGTTACTGGGATGTGAACGTCAATGGATTCAATAACATTAAATATCTTTGTGTTAAATATAACGTTAAAAAATTAATCTATGCCTCATCAAGTTCCGTCTATGGGACTGATAACGATATGGCACCAAAATCTGCTTATGCCAAAACAAAAAAATTCAATGAGAGCGATGCGGCGTTTCTTGGCTCTCAATTAAGAACCGTCGGCCTAAGATTCTTTACAGTGTATGGGGAATGGGGACGCCCAGAGATGTCTATTTACAAATGGGCTAAGGCAGCACTGAACAACGAACCAATCAATATATTCGACAGTAAACTTATCACTAGCAGATATTACACCTATGTCGATGACATATGTAGGGGAATAAAAAAAGTTCTCAGAGAACCAAAGGAGCTTGGCGGGGCCAGTGTCTATGATGTGGCGGGCCCTACTTCCATACCAATTGTAACTGCGGCTAGAGACATCTTTTGCATGACTGAGTCAGATTCGAAAATTAACTTAATGGAAAATCTTCATTATGATGTGGCTTCCTGTGAGCCAAGTAATAGATTGCTACCACTGGCCGAAAGCACGTCCTTCATAGTGGGGCTGTCTACTTTTATCAACTGGGCTAAATCGGGAGGTATGGCACATGGATAATATAAAGCCAAAAATTACTGTCGTCGGTTGTGGATATGTAGGAAGGCCTTTACTTGATGCCTTTCGAGATAAAGGATTTAGGGCCTATGGTTATGACACTGATCAATCAAAGCACAATAAGCATATAGGAACTGATATAACGGAAGTCTTAACTAGTGAGGTAGTTATATTTTGTCTTCCAACTCCAGTAGACAGAAACAACTTTCCTGACCTTTCTTTGTTAGAGTCATCTATCGAATCTATTGATAGTCAATGTGATTTAAGTGACAAGGTTGTTATTATCGAATCGACATATGCCCCTTTTACAACCAAAAAACTAATGAAAGATGCGGGTATTAAACAATTTGGGTACTCGCCGGAAAGAATAAACCCCGGAGATTCTAAAAGAACCTTAAGAAATACCACTAAATTAGTGTCCGGCAATATCTATTATGTGGGTAAATACATCAAAACTTTATATGAATTTATCTGCGATGACGTTTATCTCTGTCCTTCGATAGAAGTGGCTGAAGCTTCAAAGCTACTAGAAAACGTTCAAAGAGATGTGAATATTGCCCTTATCAATGAGGCTCAGGGAGTCTTTAAAGATGCTGGGATAGATACCCTTGAGGTATTAAAGGCAGCCTCTACCAAATGGAACTTTGTAGATGTTAAACCGGGCCTTGTCGGTGGGCATTGTATCGGGGTCGATCCATATTACTATCTGAAATTTGCTAGTGAAAAAGCTCCATTCCAATATACCCGCATAGTTAAAGCGGCTAGAGAGGCCAGCATCCTTTTTGAGCAAAGAATTTTTGACGCTATCTTTGATCTTGCTGGGCCAGCACCGGGGGCTATTCATTTCGAAGGATATGCCTTTAAGGGCAATTGCAGGGATATAAGAAACTCAAGGACAATAGAACTATTAGACCAAGTAGCCGAGTACCACGATGATTGGAAAGTAACGGCTACTGATTGTTTTGTTGGGTGTGGTGGTTGCTCTGGGTACACTGAATGCGACATTTTAGTCCTCACGGTTAATCATAACTATATAAAGATGAGACTTGAAGATGGAACCCTTCTCCCAGAAGACAAGAAAATGCCGAGAGCTATTGTAGATATTCATGGCATTGTTTCTAAAGAATTTGCAGAAAAGTACAACATAATTTTATGGCAACCATAAGAAAGGGGTGGTTATGACCTCGAAACTGAAAGAAACTATTTGTTCAGCCCGTGCAAAGGATGAGCATTACATTGAAACCCTTGTGAGACATCTACATGAGGAAGAGGAAAGGATTGATAGAGAAATTAGGGAATACGTTAAAGAGCGCAACCGCCTCCAGGAAAAGGCGGAGAAGCGCTATAAACTCCTTAAGAAGCTCTTCCGAT